CAAAGCCGTGTTCCTTCTCGTACTCGTGTCCTTCCGCTCCCTTCACCACCGCTTTGGTGATGACGAACTCTGGCTTACAGCCGCAAAGGAAATCGTTCTGACCTTCGTTTACTGCGTAGTGTGGGCTGTCGGGAATCGGAACAATGTTAGAGAAGTCAAAGGCATCATCTTCGCCCTTGACGAACTCAATCAACTTTGCGACCTCTGCCTCGTCGCCGCCAATGTCCACTTGGTTCACGCACCAGTTTGGCATTATGTCCTCCTTGTGTCCTCGCGGGAAGCCCCGCACCATCAGATTGTAAGGCAGAACTTATCCGCCTGTCAAGTTCTATCTCAACAAGCCGGAGCTTGTTGAGGGCGAACTAATTATTTTTTTAGCGGCTGAAGGAGATTACAATAACTACATCTCCTTCTTATTACAAAGTTGGAACCATTTGTGCCGTGCCGCGGTCAAAGATAAGGCGACCGCCGTCATTACCCTCGTCGTCAGACTGAATAATAACGCTGTACTTCTTGCCGTTCTGAATAACGAACAAGACTGGAACAAACGGCTCGTCATCGCCGTTTCCAATAACTACCCCGCCTGTGATGACCGCGCCGACAAGCGGCTCAACCATCTCTGTTAGAAGGTAGTGCGCATCGCGGAGCCTAAGATCCAACTCCCTGCGCTCGTTGATTAACTTGCCTGACTTCTGTTCCGCAAATAACTGCTCAATCGTTTCGACAGCCATAACTTCCTCCTTACACCTATAGGCTAACTGCCTAACCGCATTATAAGTCAGCCAATAACCGTCTGTCAAATAATAGGGTTCGGCCCTCGCTTGCGAGCTCGGGACTGCCACAAATAATAACCGCTGTCAAGCCACCCAATATCACTCCAACATAACCGTGCCCCACCCCAAACTTGACTAACCGCTATCCCCTGCCTTACAATGCCCCCATAGGAAAGGAGCAACTATGGAGATTGTTTGGGAAATCGCCCGACACGCGATCGGACTCACCATCAGCATCGCACTCTTGGGGATTGGTGCGCTGTGGCTGTGGATCAGCCTTGATGGATTCGGGAAACTACAAATGTCAGTAATCCCGCTCTTTCTGGCTGTTGGATTCGGTCAGGGTTTATTTGGAGTTGTTGGCGGCATCACGGCGACGATTGCGTTTACGCCGATAACGCTATGGCTGATTAGGAGGATTGTTGTATGAAGCGGTTCAGAGTGTACATCCAGAAGATCGATGACTTCTCAGTTGATCTCTCTTACGATGGAGAGGACTTGGCTGGGCTTGAGGGTGATCGGTTGCTTGCCGCGGTTGCGGACGATGCAGCCGAGCAGGGGCTTGGCAACTGGGATTTCCTCGAAGGCAACACCATCGCGGTGTCAGTAGCCGAAATCAATGAGGACGGCACCGAGGGTGACTCCCTACAGATCAACGAGGAGATTTAAGATGTGGCACATTCTTCACGACGAGAGCATCACGGCAAACGAAAACCTGTCGATCTGGACGAAGGAGGGCAAGGGCGATCGAGAGATCCTCTTTGAGAGGAACAGCCAAGGTCTTGAGATTGCGTATTACCACACGGCCTTCGACGGGATCTATGAGAAGTTCCCCGCGGCAGTCATCTGCTACGGCTGGGATGTGATCCAGATGGAGGGCGGGGAGAAGGACGCGTTCCTTGAGCGCGTTGTTGACAACCAAGACATCCATCAGGTACTCTCCTGTGAGCATGACTTCACCTGCGAGGAGATCTTCCACGCAGCGGCGGTCATGCTGAACAATGAAGAGTGCGATGGCTGTGAGCCATGCGCCCGCTATGGGTATAAGGAGGAGGCGTGAAGTACACGGTGAAGGTTCAGTACCCGCTCTATCTCGACATCGAGATCGATGCGGACGATTTGCCAGAGGCGCGCGATGAGGCGATGAAGATCGCTGAGGCAACGCCCATTGGCGAGTGGGATGCGTATGCGCTCCCTGAAGTCTTCGAAACAGAATGGGTGGATGAAGACGGCATCCACATCATCATCTAGAAGGAGGAATCATGTTAGTTCATAAATCATGTGATCTTCGGGATGTGGACGGCAGGGATGCCGTTGCTCATGCCCGACGTGGGGTCTACTTCCACGGCAGCGTGGCAATGTCCTTTGAGCCGTTCAACACGCCAAGCGGTCAGGGCGGCGTGCAGATCGTCATCGCCAATGATTACTCAATGGGCGAGGGCGGCGCGTTCATCACCTCGATCGAGTGCTACGACTGTGGGGGCACGGTGGAGAGTTTCCCCGAGATTGAGTCCTACAAGTTGGAGCGGTTCCTCGATACTGATCCACAAGAGTATGATTTGGAGGAGGCATAATGGCATACGAAGGCACGAAGTTCGTGGTCTACCAGACGGTCGTGGTCTTGGGTGACGACGACAATTTCTACATGATGTCGGACAGCAAGGACGAAGCGGTAGAGGCGGGTCGCGAGTGGCTTGCCGAGGAGTGCGGTGGTACGGAGGAAGACTACGAGGCTGTTGCCAAGTTGTCTGCCGACGAGATCTGTGACAAGATCTTGGACTACGACCACGTAGCGTTCTGTGATGTAGCCACAAAAGTCACCTTGTTCGGCGAGGTCGGCTTCAAGGCTCGCAATGGCAGATAGGCACAGAGGACACGAGATCGAGGTTGGGGTATACGGCCCCGACCTCGTCAAGAATGATCAGTTACTCTTTGACATCAGCGACATTCACAACCTTGCGTTGGAGTGCCTTGACTGTTCTGAGGTGATTGTGGATTATGACATCGACGCAGAGATGACCGTGGCGAAAGCCCGAAGCCTGATCTCTGACGCAATTAAGGAGGTACTCAAGTGATTGAAACCATCGCGCTCCAGTTGTTAATCGTTTTTGTCCTGATTGGCTCTGCCCTGATCGGTTCGAAGCGGTGATCGCAGAACAGACGACCGAGCGGTTCCTCTGCTACGACTGCGAGGACTACCATCACGGCAAGCCGTACTTCACCATCATCCCCGCAACGAAGCGCGAGCAGGGTGCCTTCTTGTGCGAGGAGTGTTTCGCAGGATTGGAGAAGCGAGGCTACGTTCCCGATTCTGAATAATAATAGCCCCGATTAGGGGGCTAGGAGCCCTGGAAACGACAAACCCCCTCCTGGGACACCAGGTTGGGGGTTTTCGTTGCTCAGCGTGGCGCAAATCTGGGTGTGCGGTTGTTCTAACTCGGGACTCTGCCCCCAGGTTCGATCCCGCCAGCCCGTGCAATAACTTCTGTTCGATCCCGCCAGCCCGGACAATAACCTAGCCCCGGCGGGCCCAGCCCTCTCCGCGGTATACAACCTGGATACTATTTATGCAGCGCACTAACTCACCCCCGCAGTCCCCATGGACTAACTCTGGTGGTTCGTCCGCCTTATGGAGGAGCTCAATAACTGCCTCGCACTTCTTGCACTGGTAGTCGTAGGTGGGCATATGGGCCTCCCGAATAACTGGTGGGGGTGCTTGGAATTGAACCAAGGGCCGGTGAGATATAAGCTCACTGCTCTAACCACTGAGCTACACCCCCTAGGTGTCGTACCGATCCCATTCCTTACGGGCGCGCAACCTTTTTAGTTTTTGATCAATCTCTAACCGCTTGATGACATCCGTGATACAGCGCTTACAGATGAGAAAAATAACCCTGGAGTCGTCTTCCTGCTCGTAGATAGGGCCCAGCTCTTGGCAGTAGTTGCACATCCCTATCTTTTGGTCTGATTGCGTCATCTTAGCTCCCGGAATACCTACGTGTTTCGAGCGAAAACCTAACGAGTGAGCCTGAACCTTTTCAGGAGGCTTTCGACCGGGGGGTGGCCCAGGTATTTCACCGCCACCCAACCTCACGCAATAGTATCACCTTTTTCACCATCCGCAACCCCATCGCCACGCTCCTCTGCGCTCAAACCGCGGAACGACCCCAAGATCTCCTCACTTGACGGCATCCCGTATAAATCCCCCACACGTAGGGTATCGATGGTGCCTTTAAGCCCTTTGATCATCGCGACCCGAAGATCCATATGATCGCTGTTCATGCAGATCAATCCATCACGATTTCCGCCGCACTCGCAGTCGCTGCGCTTCGCGACAGAGATGACGGTGACATGGGAGAGGGAGCCCGCATTCCATAACTGCCATGCACGCTCAAGGGAGACGGTCTCGGCAATGTGTGCTTCCAGTGCGTTGTCAATCACTCCCTGCATCTCACTCTCCCAAGAAATCACGAATAAGCCACGCACGTGCTGGGTGCTTGAGCTTCTTGAGTGCTCGCTGTTCAATCTGCCGCACACGTTCACGAGAGATACGGAACTCTGCTGCGATCTCCTCTAGTGTCCATGGACGACCAGTGCCGATCAACTGCTTCCCTACTCGGTAGGTGCCTTGCTCGTCGTTTGAAACTGCTACTCGTTTGCGTCCCATGTGTTTCTCCTCTCCTTAGGTGCCCATGTGGGCGTGCCCCTCGCAGGCTCGGGTCGGGCTCTCGCCTCACGGTCAAGCCTCGCTGTCGCGAGTCTTGCCCCTACGGGCTTCGATCCCTCACGTGTCTGCTGGGAAATATCCGCTATTCCAACCGAACTTTCTATTCTCAGGGATGATACCGTCGTGCACCATCTCCCGCACAGCGACCATCGCTTGTGGGTATGAGTTTGCCACAGTCCACACCTCGGTGTCAAATATGTCTGGTGTGTATTGCTTCATGAGCGCAAAGAAGCCCATAGCCCAATCCTTTGAGTGCGCCTCCTGAAGCCACACATGGGATAACTCATGCAGCGCAACCAGGATGTCGGGTCGGCAGAGTTGGATGGATCGCTTGGAGAATGTCGTCTCCCCGATCGGGTGGTCTGCCTGCGGGTATCCGTCTCCATGGCAGTGCAGCACTAACTCTGCGAGCGGAATGTCATAGGCGGTACAGGCGCTGCTCAGGGTGGCGACAACCACATCCCAATCCTCAAGGCGCTCGTATTCAATACCGTCGCCAAAGGAGAGGAGGAACGGCAAGTCCGAGAACGACACAGGTTAGCTCTTAGGGAACTGAGGAAGCGGCAGCAGTGGCGATACGATGCGAGCCCAGTGGTCGGTGGAGCGTTCAGTGGCGTCAAGATAGTTTGGCTCAAAGGTAGCCCAGCCAATCTTCCCCAGCGTCTCCTCCAGGTTCTCTACGACGCGATCCGTTCCGGCGTTGACGATGTGTCCGAGTTCGTGGCAGAGTGTCACACGCTGCCTCTCTGGGTCATAAGAGAAGAAATCTTTTTGCAAACGCATCTCGGCGTAGCTGCGCTGAGGTGATACTTCGATGTCAGCATCGGCATCTGGGTCAGCGAATTCTCTAGAGATTGCGATCTCCCAGTGCGAGATACCGAAGACGATTGCAGCCGCAGCGACCCACTCCTCAACCGCCTTAAACTTATCAATCTTCATAGGACACGCTCCATACTACGCACCGACATGGGGTGGTGGCAGAGCATAGCAGCGGTGCATATTCCGCCGCAATCTGTCATAATGCTGCTTATAACCACTGTAGACAGGAGCCCCCCATGATTACCAACCTTGAGTCAACGACCCTCCAAGAAGCCATTGGGACCAGTAGTGCCATTGTAGACTTTTGGGCGCCTTGGTGCAACCCGTGCAAGGCAATTAACGCCGAGCTTGAAAAGGTCAATCAGAAACGACCAGACATCAAGATCATTAAGATCAATGTGGACAACCATCCTAATCTTGTACAAGAATATCACATCAAGTCGGTCCCGACGCTGCTGTTTATCCACAATGGCGGGTCACCCACCTCCGCTACTGGCCTTGTGCGAGCCGAAGACATGATCAAGAAGGTCGACCGTTGAAGATCGTTGCGACGATTACCATGCTCCGGGGAAACGTTGACTCGTGGAGGGTCGACGCCGACGGTCAGATTCATTTGGCACTTACCCCAGAGGAAGCTCTTGACGCGGTGCTCTCGATTGCTACGGGGCGATCAGTGAGCGTGAACTGGATTGGCGTCCCTCAGGACTTTGACCCGCCAGGATGGGAAGGTCGCCTGGACCGCCTGCCGCCAGAGGCGATAGCGTAAAACCTGTGCCCGCACATTGGGCACTCGGTCTTCTTCTCATCTAGGTCCATTGGCGCTGGCTCCATCGCCTGCCGCACTAACCGATCCATATCCTCTAGGTCGTAGCCTGTTGAGTCAAGAAGCCCGTCAACCGCAGACTCATACACGACTCGCGCAAGGATTTCGTCGTCGTACCCGCCAAGGTCAGAGGCGCGGTTATCCGCAAGAAGGATGGCTCGTGCGCGCTGATCGTCAACGTCAGCCCACTGCACCGGAATCTCTTTGAGGTCAAGAATCAACGCAGCCCTAACGCGATGGTTTCCTACCAGGATTCTTCGGGTGGACTTTTGGCAGACAACCACGCCGTGCCAACCGTTTTTCTTAATAGAATCGACGATTGCCCCAACGTCTCCAGAGCGGGGATTGTCTGGATGAGGCTTTAGGGTTGCTGGTCGTTCTTGTGTGATTTCCAAACTTCACCTCCGTCGTTTGGGAAGCCAAGATTTTTTCTTCGCTCGAATACCATCTTGTCATAGGTGTACAGCCATGGCTGCTCATTTCTCTCCAAGAGTGGGTCTCGAAACTCGTTGGTGCCAATCCATTCGTGCTTGACAATATCGTCCGCGATGTAGGTTAACCTTCCAAGGCCCTCTCCAACTTCGGTGTATTCGTTGTCCGCAAACAAAGACTTGTACCCTGGGTAGTAGATGTAATTAAAGCGCTCATAATATTTTCTTCCAGCGGCAACGATAGTGCAGTTGTTGGTCCCTCCCATAGCGTGATCATCAAGCCAGAGTGCGCCGTCGGTGTCTGGGTAGTGCTCTACAAGTCGAGAAAGCATCATGTCGTCGTATCCAAACGAGAGCGGGATCATATCGTCCTGCCCGTTGAAGACCATGTCCCAGTCGCTGCTTGCCTTATCCATGTCCGCGTTGATCGCCTCAACCTTAGTGGAAGAGTTTCCGTAAAAATACTTAAGGTCATTGCCATTTGCCTTAATTCGCTCAAACTTCTCCCTGACCACCTCGTTATTCATGAGTTTATCGTCGCTGTCCATGGAAACAATAATCTCAATCTCATGCCTGCCGGAGGCCATAGCAATGTACTTCTCCAGCGTCTTGAAGAAGAGCTCAGGGCGCTGCCTTGTTGGGAACTTAATCAAAAGTTTCATTTAATGTTCTTTAGCAGTTCTGATCGGAGCGTTTTTGGGAACTCGGTAGATTGATAGTAGTGGTAAATCACACCCTCAATCTTTCCTTCTGTCTTTAAGTATTGCTGGAGGTCTTTTGAGTACTGGTGATCTTCTGCGTGATTAATTTCAGGAAATCGCACCTGCAAGGCGTATTCCCGCCTAACGGCATTGACGTGGTTAGGCATTCGGTAGTCCACGTCGCCACTGGTATACCAACCCTCGTATTCAATAGAGTGCCTAAAGAGACGTTTTCTTCCGTCGGCCCAGTACACGTACCCGTCAAGCGAGGCGCAGTCCGGATTGCCCTCAAGGGCAGCAAGAACCTTTTCAATGTAATCCTTGCTAATCATGTCGTCGTCGTCAATGAATGCAACGTAATCTCCCGTTGCGCCCTCGAGCAAAATGTTCCTCTTTGCGCCAATGCTACTTTCTCCGTCGTCGGGAAGAATTAACATTTCAACCTCGGTAGTTAATTGATTAACAATTTCCGAAGTAACCTGCTCGCAAATAGCGGAGCGCTCATTTAGGGTCGGGATTAGCAGGGATAGGCGCTTCTTTACCATTACGAGCCCTCTTGCTTCTTTTTTTCTACTTGCTTAAAAACCCACTCATAAGTTTTCTCAAGACCACTGCGCAGGGAAATTGACGGCTGCCAACCAAGTCGGTCTTGAATCATAGTGTTGTCGCTGTTTCTCCCGCGCACTCCCCTTGGGGCATCAAGGTTGTATCGGCGATCCAGGCTGACGCCAGCGATGTCCTCAACAATAGAAACCAGCTGGTTGATTGAGACAAGCTCAGACGACCCAAGGTTGAGAGGCTCGTGGACATCGGACTGCATAATTTTAATTGTCCCCTGAACACAATCGTCAATGTACATAAACGACCGGGTTTGTTCTCCGTCGCCCCAAATCTCAATCTCATGCTTTCTGCCAATAACTGCTTCGGCAACTTTTCTGCAAATAGCGGCGGGGGCTTTTTCTCGACCGCCAGTCCACGTGCCACTTGGTCCATACACATTGTGATATCGCGCGACACGGGTCTCAAGCCCAAAATCCTCGCGGAAGTGTCGTGCCATACGCTCAGAAAAAAGCTTCTCCCAGCCGTAGCCATCTTCTGCCATTGCTGGATATGCGTCAGCCTCTTTCAGCGCAGTGACGTCTGCGTCCACTTGCTTGTCTGCTGCATAGACGCAAGCGCTAGAGGAATAAAAAAATCTCTTGACGTTTGCTTTTCGCGCAGCAACCAACATATTGGTACTGGTAAGAACGGAGAGCATGCACGCGGCCTTGTTGTGCTCAATAAAGCCCATGCCGCCCATGTCCGCCGCAAGGTTGTACACCTCATCCATGCCAAGTGCCGACATGTTGGCGTACTCAGCAATGGCAAGGTTTGTCTCGCCATACGACTTTGCTATTGGGGAAATTTGCTCCCATTCCGAAAGGGGCTTCTTGTCCACAGCAAAAACTTGGCCTTCATCACGCCGGACAAGCTCACGAACAAGCCAGCCGCCAATGAACCCGCCCGCACCAGTAACCAGAATGCTTTTCATGGGGGGAGTATACACAAACTTCTTATATTGCCAGGGTTCTTTGTGTTTTAGCTTGTGCCAAGCATACTTTGAACCTTTTTTTGATAGCGCTTTCTTCTTTGGCGTTCTGCCATTTTTGCCTTCCACACTGGGTCCCCCTTTAGGCGCCTCCAGCGGCGGCGCTGCTTTTCTGCCGCCTTTGCCCGTTGCTCTGGGCTTTTTGCCCTGCTTGGCTCGCGATCATGCTGTGCTTTTTTGACTTCGTACTTGCAAGCTCTGCAATTTTTATCGTTGGGTTTTTGATAAAAATCAACGGAGTTTGGCCACGACTCGCCACACCGACCGCACGACTTTACTTCAACCCAAGTCACTTCCCGAACCCCACCTATGGAAGATATTCTACCGTAATCCAGTTGCTGCTCCACTTACCGCCCGTGGCAGCGTTTCGGTAGTATCTCTTGCCGTTTACGTAATATTCTTCTCGCCCCATCTCGGCCCACGCCTGAGGGCTCAAGTCTACCAGAGGGTGAACCTTTTTGCCACCAGACACTACATAGCCGCTGCACTGGCAGTAGTCGGTAATCCAGACCTCAACGGAAATGTTTGTTTGAAGCGATGTGACCCTAAGCTTGTGGACTGGAATGCTGTGATATCGGGGCATCTGCTTTCCAATAATTCCCCTGAGGTAGGGGCCAAGCGCTGCGTACAAATTTTCAGTTGTTGCAGTCCACTTTCTTCGATACTGAACCCACGTGCCCATATCTACAACAAAACATTTCCAACCAGGATTTTTCTCGCATGTCTCTTTGCTTTCAACAAGGTATCCGTTCTTTCCTGGCTTACCAGACTTGCCCAACGAGTACCACGACTGCGTGTTGTTTGTATAAAACGCATCGTAGGTTGTGGCATATCCGGTGACCAAAATTGCCGTTGACCACTTATCAAAAACTCCAGGGGGATGCTGGGACCAGCACGGTTGCCCTGTTTCTTCCGAGCAGGGAAGGGGAGCAGCAATCCACTCGAATTGCTTCTTAGGCTCCGTCAACAAAGTTGTCGGAAGGGCCAGTGAAGCAATTACAATTGCGGAAACTAAGAGGCGAAAAAGCCTCAGCTGCAAGTTCCAATACCACGACGAGACATCTCCTCGTCTACGAGTGCAATGCTCTTCATTGCGCTGCTGATGAACTTAAGGCGATCTTCTTCGCTCTTGTCGTCAAGGTATGCCACCCAACTGAACATCAGCGACCTTCTTTCCGATACGGCAAGAAGGTCTAGGTTACTCATCTTAGAAAAATCTTTTCGAGGCTTATGCCTGTGCTTTGCCACGTTTTTCCTCCTCCTCGTAAAAAGCAAGCCACACGCAAATCGCCATGCCTTTGCATTGCGCTGCAATTCCTTGCTTTTGATTGTATTCCTCTGGGGCAACTTCTAAAATGTCACAAAGTGCCTGAAGAAATTCTTTATGCCAAACGCCGTATGAGACGACGGGCTCTGATGCGTGCTCGCGAATGAGCGAGTCAACAAATTCCTTTGGCCATCCGCCCTTGATGTAGAAGGACGGGTCCACAACCTCTCGCCAGTTGTCGCCGACGGTTAGTTGCGCACTGGTTTCTCTCATAATTTGCAACGCTTCCGACCTGGTCATGCGCGCAGTATAGCAGAAATCATGGCGCCGCCGACAGGAATCGAACCTGCGGCCAACTGCTTAGAAGGCAGTCGCTCTATCCACTGAGCTACGGCGGCGAAGATTATCGCTTGCTCTTGCTAACCAATTCGTATGCGGCGCTGCCAATTAGGAAGTGACTTACGCCCAACTCTTTTGCAATGCGACCGATCGGCTTTTTATTTCTTGCCGCTTTTTCTACTTCTCGCAAAAGGTTCTCGTCAACCTTTTTTGACTTAAACGTTTGTCGGTTGCGATTACTTCCGTATGCTTCCACTTCTGGTCGAAGATACATAATCCTCGGACGTCCGCCGTTTGGTCCTTGACCGGCGCTAATCTTTGTCCAGCCATATCGTCGCGCAGCCTGCACTGCCGCCGAGTAGGAAACTCCAAGGATCTGCGCTGCCTCAAGAATTGAGACCTGCTCTGTTTTCATTTTCTCCTTCTTTCCCCAAGACATCTTTGCTTGGACAATCACTATAGGCGACCCACAATGAGGTTGTCAAGCGGGCTATCAAAGTAAGTCCTTACTCAAAATGCGTCAACGGGGGAAAAAGGGTAGGGATAAAGGGGGAAATAGGATTACGAAGGTATCTTAAGAACATGAGGTATGAAATACCGAATGTTCTTGAGATACCGTAGTAATCGGGTACAGTATCCCGAGAGTTCCTGAGGTACGTAGTACCGAAGGAACTAGAGGGATAGCTGTACCCGGAAGATCAAGGTATTTCTAAGAGTACCTAATACCTAAGTACCGTTATACCTAAGAACCATATGGTTCCTGTTCCCTGAGAACAATAGAGAGGATTGTACACGTGGAAATTGACTTGTCAAGCCCAGACACACAGAAGACAGATTCATCGGCTGAGGACATTGTACTAACTTGTGCAAATTGCGGCAAAAAGATGGAAGAAAGAAAATGTAAACTTATCTGCGAGTGTGGCTACTACGCGTCGTGCTCGGATTATTATTGAGTTTGCACGACGGGCGCCAATGCTGTAGGCTATCCACAGGCAGGTGATTATTCCTGCAAAAAGTGGAGGAAGAATGAACTCAAAACAAGGAGTTGTTGACCAGATTATTGTTCAGCAAGTGTTAATGCATCGATCCCCAATTGGGGTGGCAAGCATTTCTGGTGCTTGCCGTGCGTTGGCCGCAGACTACGGCGTGACGCCAGAGACAATGAGAACATATGCTCACAAGGGCGTTCCTGGAAAGTCTAAAATCGCTAAGAGAATTTTGATGGAATTCTCTGAGGTTGAGGCAAGCCAGCAGTCAACCGTAGTCAAGGTTTCTGCCAGTAGGGAAAACCTTTTGAAGTCCATTGAAGAAATTACGAATGCGTTTGAATCTTCAGCAGAAACGCTTCGCGCATTAAGAAAAACTGTTGCAGAAGAGACTGGAGTTTCAAAGTGATTATTGACGACCTTATTCCACTCGCGACACCTATTGAGGGGCTAAAGCCGTGGGGGAAGAATCCGCGCCGAGGAAACGTTGAGGCAATTGCGCGCTCGCTTGCAAAGTTTGGTCAGCGACGACCAATTGTTGTGCGCAAAAGCACTAACGAGGTAATCGCCGGCAACCACACACTTCAGGCTGCCCAGCAACTTGGCTGGAAGCAGATTGCTGTTGTTTGGGTGCAGGATGACGACCAGACCGCGACCGCATTTGCCCTTGCTGACAATCGGACGCAGGACCTTGGGTTTTACGATGAGGACTTGCTCGAAGAGTTGATCAATAGCATCCAAGAGCAGGACTTGTTTCTGGCAACTGGCTACTCCGAAGACGAGCCAAATTTGGATTTTTCTGGTGATGCGCAAAACGGAAGCATCCCGCAAATCCCACAGATGTCAGACCCGAATGCAATGAGAACAGAATTTGTTGACGGGCTTGATGGCAGCATCGCCCAAAGAACCGCTCCGCCACTTGACCCAAACATGGCAATGATGGTGAAGATTGGCGGTATCGAGCTTCGTCTTGCAAGAGAGGAAGCCGAACCCTTGGTCATGGCGTATCGCAGATACGTTGAGAAGAAGGGCACCGCAACGGGGTTCTTCCTCTGGCTTGTTGAGGGGAAGGATATCCCCGCGTAAAGAAGTGGCCGCCAAGGGGAAAAGGAGGAAACCCCAAGGCGGCCAGGGCCAAAGACCCTACCGGCATAAGCCGGTTTGGTAATAATGCCAGATTGTTTTCGTTTTTGCCATAAATTTACTTTTTCTGTGTTATGATTTTTTCATGGCAGCAAAGATAGCGGCAAAGAAGCAATCTGGACCACCCCCAAAGGTGGCCCTGTCTTCACGTGCCTGCATTGAGTGCGGTACGCAACTTAAGACCAACGGCATTTTTTGCTACAAGGAGATTGTCTTTACTGGGGCATCAGCATCTTCAAGGATGCGCTATACTTGCAAGGAACATGCAAAGAGAACAGAAGCAGGAAGAAAGTAACCCCAGGAACCCGCGATGCGGCGTTTGCCACATGCGCAAAAGTTCCTGTATTAATGTTGGTTACGACGATGGAAGCGGTTGGGGCAATCAACTTGTTTGCTCAGAGTGCTTTCCAATGATTTTCAAAAAGGGGAAGAAAGATGGATCAGGTACTACTCGGTAACATCATTGTGGGCTGGCTGTTTCTGCTGTCCATATTTCATTCGGTGATGTTTGTTCAGGTTTACAGGAGATCAAATGAACCCGGAGGTGGGCTTGCGCTCTTTGTTGCCGGGGCAGTTTTATTTGGCAATGTGCTCTCAATGCTTTGGATGGTGAGGAACAACGGATGACAAAAGCAGAGCCGACGTTCCAGGAGGCATTTCGAGAGATTTATGGGGAGGCGTTTTCCCTGCTTGTTGAAAGACAGGCAAAGTATGGCAACTTGAACATTGAGCAGTTAGGATTGTATGGAGTCCTTAGTAGGGTTGCCAACGACAAGATGTCTCGAGTCATGAAGAGTTTGAATGGCAAGATTGTCGATGGTAAAGTCCTACTTGACCCAATAAAAGAGGAGCACGTTGACGAGTTTCTTGAAGATGCTCTTCTCGATATCGCCAACTATGCCCTCATTGCCATTGCCCTAAAGCGTGGCGTCTGGGGTAAGAAATTTGATCCAAAAGATACAAAGCTGGTGAAGTCATGAGCAAGAAAGACCGTTACGAAGTAATTCACATTGGCCTACACGGCGCAGAGTGGATTGCAATTATTTGGGACCGCAGGGACAAGCGCGTGGTCGGCAGCGCCGTCAGCAAGAGTCTGGACGAAGTCGTTGCTGCCGCAGTTGACCTTATTGCCGCCCTTTAGATGTATTCTCAAAATAACGAGGAAGAGATAATCCTTCAATTATTTGAGGGCACTGTCGGCTCGTTCCTTGACATTGGCGCTTACGACGGGGTCACTATGAGCAACACGAGAAGGCTGGCGGAGCTCGGATGGTCAGGGGTTTTAATCGACGGATCTTCTTTTTCGTTCCGAAGGCTTTTTGATCTTTATCGGGGCGACAAAAAAATGACCCTTATCAACGCAATGATTACAGGCGACCCTCAGGGAAAAGAGAGAATGCGGCTCATGTGGGAGTCTCCACATTCTGGCGTTTCAACCATGGAAGTAGAAAACTACGAAAAATGGAAAGATTACGTTAAAAACATTCCAGTCCCAGGCACAGAATTTTCTGAGATTTATGTCCCCGTGGTTACGATGAAGGAAGTGCTTGATCTCGCATATTCAATCAACCCAATCATAGACTTTGTATCGATTGACGTTGAGGGCACGTCTTCAGACCTTTCCCTGCAATTTGACCCAGATCGATTTTGCACTAGCGTGATCTGCATTGAGCACGACGGGAGGGACAGGGAAATTACTGAAAGGTATCTAAAGTTTGGCTTTCTGCCCGTACTAAAAAACGCTGAAAATATCATCCTCTCCCGGCGTCCGCAGCACGGTTGACCCTAGAAAAAACTAAGGCACTTGCTACCATGTGGCAATGGACGATTTTGAAAGATACCTTGCCTGGTCAAAGCCAAGCCGAGATTCGGTAGGCGACCTCTACGCGTCCTCCCTTAAGGTCTTTTCAAAGAAGTTTTTTAGCGAGACGGAAGAGGAACAGGCAAGTGAAATTGTTGCCCATATCTTCCGCGTCCTTAGCGGCATCATCTCGGTCTATGGGATAGACGGCGAGCAGGACAATATTGCCGTAAAGTGCCAGCCGCCAAGGGAGACAGGCGGAATTTGGACTTTTGATGTAAGGTTTTCTATCAACGGAAAAAGCTCGCAAGTTTTGGCTGCCGCAAGGGACATCAAGGAAATAGCCGAGAGCCTCAACAAGGAGATCAATGTCATCCTCAGATCAGACCCAGAAATTGGCGGCTAAGCGCATCGTTTTGAGGTTGTCCGGCGCCATATCCGCAGCGTTTAGCGAGCAGTCCAAGTCAAGCCTTCCGGGAAAGGTTGACTCTGTTTCCAGGCTCTCCTACGTGCTTGGGTTACGCAGGGCGCTTGAGATCGTTATGGAAGAAATTAATACAAACGATTCCAAGCCAAAAAATCAAGATTAGCCCTGGTTTTCTTTAATATTCCTTGAATTCCAAGGCACGTTTTTAGGCATAAACTAGGCATTCTCCCAGCATTGACAAAACACTTGCGACAGATGTATCATCTTGGCAGGTAGACAACCGTATCATCCTGAAAGGAGTTTGAGCGTGAATACCAGTAAGAAGACCAGGAAGCAACTAGTGCTAGAGGTGCTCCAAAGAAACCTCAATGTATGGATTGATGGGAGCGTGATCATGCAGCCGGATTGCGGTGGCGGTCGATTTGGCGCAAGAATTGAGGAGCTCAGGAAGGACGGGCACGAGATCGAGGCAAGGGCGCACCCAGACCCAAAGCGAGATATTTGGCAGTATCGAATCTGCGCTAAGGCTGCTCAGTCGGGGTTCTGGGAGTGCTCTGCGTGTGGGACTAGGTCTCAAGAAAAGCCAACCGAAGGCTTTAAGACGAGTATTGTGGAAACCATCATTACCGCCTCTTGCTGGAAGTGCAAGAAGCAATCAACAATTTGGCAGTTTAGGAAGTCCTAGCGCTTTGCGGCAGTAAAGTAGAATCCAATTGTCCCAACGTCTGCGGCATACACAAGGGCGTCAATAAGGTCGTCGTGTTCGCTGTTTGGGAAAGACATCATTTCAGACTCAAGCTGTCTAATCCCTGGTCCATTCTTTAGGTGAAACACCTTACCCGCTTCGTATCGTGCGGCAAGGGACCTGGACCTAAAGACCTTGTCTCTTTCCGGCCTTACGGCTCGGGCCGGAAGCCTAGTCTCGTTAACCAACTCGCGAACAAAGGTTGACTGGTATTGGACGGCCTCAATGTTAACCTCGGTAAACTTTCTTGGCTCGTCACCCCAGGTATCTCGTTGCCCGCGCAGGCCAACAAACTTTGCTGGCCAAAGAAGCTTTGGGCTAGACGAGTCATCAACGATTGACCCCTCTCGGTCAACTCCCGTTAGCCACTTTTGGTGACCCTGCTGAATTCTTGTTCTGTACGCTCCAACGACGTAAAGATTATGATCGTCATCCTCCACGACTTCGACCGCAGCGGTGTAGTCTGACCTCTCCCTTTCGGATGCGGCAAGGTCTACACCTACTCTCCTTGCCCCCGGTGGCACCTGATCAACATACTGAAAGAATTCATAGCGGAAGATGTTTCCACCCATGGAGGTAACGTCGTTTTGGTATTGTAAGTTGAAGATTGGCGTGCCGAGTTCTTCGCGCTTAACCTCAAGATCGTTGGTGGTATACATTTCCGGCCAGAGTGGACCAGCGTCCTCAAGGGATTTTCTTAGATATGTTGGAATTCCCTTGCTGGTGAGCTCTGCATAGAAGTCGTCTTCGTGCCATCTTGTCCCGATGTACCATCTTGTGGCGCCAGGAACGAGCATTGGATCGATAACCTGCCAGTAGGTCTCACTTGCCTTTTGTCGCTGGGTTGGGGTAGCGTTTTCCCTAAGTCCAACAATGTCGTCTGCAATTAGGAGGTCAAGGCGCGGACCGGGCTTAATTGAGGTCAGGCCATCTGCAAAGCATGTTGCGTCCTTGCCAAGGTTAACGCCCTTAATGGTCCAGACTTCGTCGGTCCACTTCCCGCCCGCAACCCCGCCCCTTGCCCAGGGGAAAATTTCTGCAAAACTTGCAGACTCAACAATTGTCTTGATTGCCCTTGATCGCGCAAGCGCGTCAGAAAGAACGGATGTAACAATTCCGATTCGAATCTTTCCTTGGGTCACGCCAACCAATCTCGCCGCGCGATGAATTAACTGCGTAGTTTTTGCGTGACCTCTGGGCATTAGAACAAGCGCCCTTGGATTCTCCGAGAGGAAGTGCTCCATCTCTCTAAGGTGCTTTGGGAAGACTAGGCCGCTTACATACTCCGCAAACGCAGCGTCGTCTGAGGCAGCCCTATCCCGAAGCCATGAGCGGTACTGCTCGTTAGTCGGCGGCGCTGGTATCTTCGATTTGCCTTGCTTCTGCTTCGTGTTCTGCAATCTTTGACGCCTCCTCTAACTGCCTTGCCCATATTGCAAGCCTGCCGGAAAGTTCCCCAGAAGTGAGCGTGTCAATCTCGTGGGGGGTTTTGGAAATCTCAATTGCCCCACCATCAACACCGCTAACCTCTTGGCGAACTGGCGCGTAGGCCCCAGTCAGCTTTGCAACCTTATCTAATATTTCAATTTGAATCTTTAGGTACTGGATCTCCATTGCCGAGCCACGAGCCTTAGAGGCGCCAACCGCAGCTTGCTGGCCAATCATTCTGGCGCGCTGGACAAGCTCTGCCCTTGTAAGGATTTGATCGGGTTGGTCTTCTGCCCACTTTTTCCTAATTGCCCGAATGTGCTCCCGAACGGTGTGGACGGAAAGGTCGGTAGCCTTAGAGATTTGTGCCGTAGGCACGCCGTTAAGGAGCAGTTGCGTAATCTGCTCCCGCAACGCGTCGATCTGTGCTTGTGGCTTTCGCCCCGGCTTACCCATACTTGTATATTACACTATACCCAACGTAAAACCACAAAGCATTGACTTTACTGAAAAACTAGAAGAAAATGGCCGCATGCCTGCAAGTATTTATGACATCATCTGCGAACAAGGTGCAACGCTTGTCCGGGAGATTACGTACAAAGACTCAAGCGGGGTCGCGGTAAATCTTTCTACGTATACTGCCAGGATGAAGGTGCGCTCTTCTCGGGGCGCCCCCGGAGTGCAGCTGGCCCTTGCAACCAGCGGCGCTGGAATTACGCTCAATTCTTCTGGGGAAATAGAGATTACCGTGCCAGCCGCAACCACGGCAATTATCCCCGCGGGGAAGTATCGGTACGACCTCGAGGTTGTTTCTTCGAGCGGCATTGTCAGCAGGGTTGTTG